ACCTGTACTAGAGTTTTTAGTAATAATTTGAGTAGGCATTAAAACATCCTAAAACTATCAGATTATTATTTATAGAGTAGTGCAGAGAGAACCATAAAAATTCTCTCCACACTTAATCTCTATAAAGAGAAAGTTTTAGCCGTTAACAGCCAAAACAAAACCTGCATCTGTGCGTAGGACTTTAACGCCATACAACATATCCGCAGTATACAAAGTTCCAAGCCACTCTTGCTTGTACTGAGTTTGAGAGCGTATGCCCTGTTGCTCTGCAAGAACAAAAGTGTCTTTATGGATCAACATTGCACCTTTAACATCGCCACCAGCACTATTAGCAGAAGCAGTTTCAATAATAGGTACATTAGTAGATACGAAAATGTCTATACCGTAAAGATTACCAATCTTGCCGCTATCAACACCTCTATTATCTACAAAGTCTGAAGATACGTAACGATCAATACCCATGATTGCATTACGTAATGAGGGAGGAACGATAAACGCTCTGTTGTCCATCGGGACATCAGCATCGTCCATCTTTTGAATCAAAGCACGAAACCCTGCATCTGTGAATACATCAGCAGCCGCTACGGTATCTACTGCATAAGCAGACAAACCACTAGAAGCGTCAATGTAATAAGAAGCGGAGTGTACGTAGTCTGCTCCATCACTATCACCTAAGTCTTTTCCTAAAGCAAAAAGATCAGTGTCTACTTGCTTTGCCAAAGCATAGCCAGCATCACCAGTGTAGAATTGACGGAGGGAAGACAAAGCCTGGGCTTCAGTAATGTCTTCAATAATACGAGAGTATTCAAAGTGCTTGTTGATTGAAACTTGCACTTCACTCTCAGTAGCATTTTGTACCGTAACTGCTGTGTTCTCAGCTTTAGCATTAGCTGAACCACGTACAGGTTTCGGTATATGAAGGGTATCACCTTTTTTGCCTTGCATTGAAATCTTCTTAACAAGATTTGCAAGAACAAGATTAGCTTGATATGCAGCTACAACTTCATCACTCCAAATTTCAGGGATAAAAGTAGCAGCATCTGTATTACCGACGAAACCGCCAGTAGCAGGATAAGTTGAAGTAGCCATTTGTTAATTTCTCCTATAACTGGTTACTTGACCCTTTTTTCCGCATATGCCGTTAAGATTTCATCTGATAAAGCCATATATCGGTCAGGATCATTTTTCATTAGATCAATAATATCCTGTCTTCGATAGATTTTTCTAGTAGGTTTCTCTGAACTTCCAGAAATTGAACCAGTAGAAGCAGTCTTTAATGCTTGCTTCCTAGTGTTCTTTTCATTCTGAACAGTCTGAGCAACTACTTGTTTCCTATCTTTCCAAAGCGAGAAAAGCTCATCAGCAGCTTCATAATCAAACTGCTTGTCTGCTTGTACATAAAGCTTAGTACGAATACTAGAATCTTTAATCCATTTCGCAAAGCCATCATCCTTTAGGATATTCTCCATATCAGGATGCTTTTGAGATAATGTAGCCAAAGCATTTGTTTTTTTATACTGTTGGCTTAATTCCTCTGCTTCTCGAATCTTAGGATGATTCTCAATAGCTTTATTTACTGCTTTCTCTGGATCGGAAAAATAATCAATCTCTTCTTCAACAGGAGTGCTTTCTGGTGCTTTCTGTTGTTCTGAGAGTTGTGTCTGAATATAAGTATCAACTACTTTTCTTAATTCTCCTACTTCCGAACTTTGTCTACCTAAAAGCTTTTCAGCTTCTTGGTGCATCTGGACTAATTCCTGTACCGACTTATCTTGGTATTTATCAGGAACCCCTGGATCACTAGACTGTTCTTCGCTGTCTTGCTGAATTTGCTGCGCTACATCTACAGGTTCAGCCCCTTCATCTGGAGAATCTAAGGTTAGTTCTTCTTGTTCAGGACGCTCTGCAATATTATCGTCTATGAATCTAGCCATAATTTATAGGATTCCGTACTTCTAAAAAGTATTGTGGAATAAATAAGGAAGTCATTGGTACTCTTCCTTACGTTCTTTTTTAATCTGCTGCTCTCTGTGTTTAGCCCATTTACGTGTAGCACCTAAAAAATCACCGCTTATCGGGTCTAAAACACTCCTAACAGGAGATATAATCCTATTTGCAGTTTTACCACAAATAAGACAGGAAACTTCTGAAGTATCCTTAGTAGTGAAATGTTCTGCTGTATGACCTTCAGAACATCTAAAGTCAAACAACATTCTCATTTACACCTCTTCTGAGGGTTCAGAGTTTCTTTGCGTTACTAAAGTTTCAAGTTGATTTTGAAGATTAAGGCAATTATTCATTACTAAGAGTTGCCCTTTCTTAAAAAATAAATCCTCTATATCTTTAGTTGTCTCTAAGGAGTTTATATTTTTTATAGATGTTTCTACATCTTTTATAAAATAATTCCACCCTTCAGATCGAAATAACTTACGCATTTCAAACACGTATTCTTCAAATTTCTTGTCTTCTTCGGTTTGTTCCATATCCGTTTTCCCTACAAAGGACAGATAAGTTGTATTTTATCGGAGACTAGCAAAAAGAAAATAACCTGTAAAGTTTTTATTTTCTGTAAGATCTCGTTTTCTTTGCAATTTTTTTAGGTTGTTTACTAGTCTTTTTACCTTTTTTAGTATCAGCACGTTTTTTTCTTGTAGTAGCAGCGTACTCTTTATCCGACAAAGACTTAATCGCAGCAGCAGGGAGGTATCTCTCTCCAGTAGCAGACTTACCTTGAGTGCTTGGTTTTCCGCTTTTGGTTCTCCAGTTTTGAGAAGTCCAGTTTTTAAGACTTTTTTGAGATTTTTTAAGAGCCATTAACTCCTGTAACCCCCACCTTTAGCTTTATACTCTTTTGCTAACATTTGCGCTTTACGCCCAGACCATTGCCCAGGGCTACCTCCTTTAGAACCTGCTTTAATTTTATTAAAAAGATTCTTACGCATTGTAGGTTTTGTATAATTACCAGCTTCATTAACCCTAGACTTACTTTTCTTTTTAACGGGAGATTTTGTTCTAGCCATTATGTACCTACTTTCTTTTGAGCTTTCTTATGCGCTTGTGTAAAAGTCGTACCACTCTTCATTTCTTTGCGCATCATTGCCATATGTTTAGCGGAATGATGTTTAGAATGTTTTTTTAAAGCAGTCTCTTGTCGAGTAGTTAACTTCTTTGCAACCATTAGTAAGTCCGATTAATCATCTTTTTCTTTTTATTCTTTTTCTTTGTACCTTTCATTGGCGGTCTTCCTCTGGTTGAACCATAAGTTCCTTTACCTTTTGGCATTTGTTTTCTCCTAACTAAAAGTTAATGTTTAACTATTACCATTTTTCCTTGTCAGCCCAAAAAGCTGCTGACATCTTCCCTCTAGCTATATTTTTAGCGTGTCGAGATTTAAAACTTTTTCGTTTAGCAGTAGTAGCTTTACTTTCTCCTTTTTTAAAAGATCCTGCCGTCTTCGCCCCTTGCTGACCAAAGCGAATTGTTTTGATCTGATCGCCTTCCTTCGCAACAACAACGTGTGATTTCGTAGGATGATTAGGAGTCCTCTTTGCTTGGTTGTAAGATTTTAGCCCTAGTCTTTTTAGTCTTGGATCTTGATTTTTGTTGTTCGATTTCATTTTCTAATACTTTTAGTCTACTAAGAATTGAATCAAAATGTTTGTTAATTTGAGCAACAACATCATTGAGTTCTTTGTGGCTGACCATCGGGAGCAAACTCCATTATATTAGCTAAAGCAGGTTGATCTTGCTGTGGTTCTGGTTGTGCTTCAGGTTGTTGTGTAACAATACCATTAGGAGGAGGTGTTTGAGCACCTTCTTTAATTAATAGATCTGCTACTTTAAGCCTTCTTTCAAACTCTTTATCGTCTTCTGTACCTGCCCTTAAATTAGTAGTGACTGCTTTTAGACGATCAATTTGTAACTCTTCAGGCATTAACTCTGTCTCTGTAGCTATCTTCCTAGCACGAGCTTGAGATTCTGCTGCTTGTCCAGAAAGAGCAGAAGTTTGAGCTTCTTGGAAAGCAATCTGAGATTGTTGTGAAAGTGCAGCCGCTTGTTGTTCTTCTGGAGAACTTTGAGAAGCTTGTTGGATGCGCAATAGTAATTCTTCTCGATTACTGAGATTCATATTATCAATAATAGCTTCTACTAACTGACCATAGATAGGTGAATCTGCTTGCATAGTTTGTAACAACTGGACTAATTGAGTTACTTCATACTCTCTTGCCATTAGTCCCAACGTAGATACCGCATCAAACCGATAATCTGCTACAGGATAGTTCTCAGGATCAAACTGCATGTAGCGATGGGCTGCTTTAGTAACAAAAGGAATTAAGAAAGATTCTTGGAAATTGATTAGCGTTCTTTTGTGGCGTTTAATAATCGCACCTAAAGACATACTAATCCCTGCTGCTGTGGAGTCTTTATTAACTGAGCCAGCAAAACCAGCAGAATCAATAGCCCCTGTAGCAGTCTGTACCATCTTTTGCAAAGCATCAGCTTGGGCAAAAGTAATCTGGTTTACTTGTCCAAAGTTAAAAGGTTGTAAGACTTCAGCAGGATTACCATTAGTTAAAATAACCTTACCTGCTCTTACCTCTGGCCTAGATCCTCTAGGTATTCTAGTAGCGTCCATTGCTAACATAGGATGAACTGTCAAAGCTAAAGCATCAATACGCGCTCTAATCTCTGCGTCTAATGCCTTTTGACTGTTATACCCTTTTTCACAAACCCCTCTGCCCCAGAAACGAGAAGGTACAACATCCCAAGGGAAAGCAACAACAGGGCGATCTCCCATCATGTAAGGGTTTATTTCAACTTTTAGTAATGTGCTGTTGTTTGCAAGAACAACAACTGCCTCTACGTAGTAGCTCTCTTCTTCTGTGCCTTCTTCGGTTTCTGCAACTTCTTCTTCTTGTTTAGGCTGCGCTAACTCTTCTAAACTGTCTTCTTCTAATTCACCTTGCTCCTCAAGAAACTGTAGTTGTGCTTGAGCATCTAACAACAAATAACGAGGAACTAAACCATAATATTTTGTCAGACGGACTTTATCATCGTGATAGACAGTCAGATCTTGATCTGGCTCTATGTCATAATCAGAAGATGCAGAAGCAACACTTACTTTACGATAAACTCCTGATTCTTGTAGTTGCTCTACTGTATGTAGGGAGACAAACTCATCAATCGCTACACCAGAGGCTTCCTCAATCGAAGTAGCAACAGGATCAATAAGAAAATTTTGCGGCATAACAGGGCGCAACTTACAGGTGATTCTATCCCTGACATTAACTCCTACTGCGGTTAACTCACCTCCCATAATGGGCTGAGTAGCAGGAGTCATTTCTTTTTCTTCCTCTAAAACAATTTCACCAATACCTGTACCGAATACCGCAGAGTTAATTAAACACTCTGCTACGGACTTTCTGATTTTACTTTTTTGAAAATCTTTGTGTAATTGTTCTCTTAGAAAAACAATGTCTCTATTTTCAGGATCACCAGCATCATCCCTAATGTCAAAAAACTTTCCCCTGCCAAAAGTAGCTTCTTCGATTTCAGCAACAGAGCTTTCAACTGCCTGTTGCAATGCAGGGGAAATAATTTTAGATCTCTCTGAATCTCTAGTAACATCTTCTTTTGCCCAGATGCCTCGCCATAACCGATAATACTCATCAAACTTTTCTGAGTAATTCGATTCAAAGTGATCTCTCCACTGGTCACACTTATATACTACCCAACTCTCCAATGACTCTTGCATCATTGAAGGTTTATTATCATCACCATAAGCCATATTTTAATACCCTGCGACGGAATCAATTATTTCAAAATCGGATAATTCTTCGTAATTACCACCATATGTTACTTTTGCTAATTGATCTATATACGCTAAAGAATCCACTAAATCATCATGCGTTAATATATCAGGAAACTGAAATAACTCATCTAAAAAGCGACTATTCCAGGCTCCTTTATTTAACGTAATAATGCCGTTTTCAAACCTACCTTGTAAAGCCCAAATAACTCTATCAATTTTTTTGACGTTATTGTGTAAAATTTCTTCAATATGAAAAAAGAAATTATTTCTTCTCATCATATCTAATAGAGGAGGCATAACAGCTTGATACGAGATACATCTCTCTATACCAACACATAAAGGTTTATAGTCTCTTACTACTTGGAAAATCTTTTGTGCTGTTTCTTCAACTGTCCACCGACCATACACTATGTTTTCTACGTACCAACCATCCTCATTAACAAAAACAACACATATTGAAGTATTGTCCAAACGTGTATTTTTTGTTTTCTTTTTAACTAAATCCTGAAAGCCAGAAACATCTACTGCAACATAACAATCATAGTTCTCTGGTTTTTCTTCACTAAATTTAACCCAATCCTCTTTAAACACTTCAGAGCCTCTAGCTTCAAAGGAAGCCATAAACTCTTGTCGAAACGCATAACTTGACATCGATTTCTGGGCTGCGTTTATTTCATCTTTGTCTAAGAGGGGATTGTCATAGCTCGTAAAGTGCCAAGACTTATAGGAAGGATCTTCTTCAAATTCACCATATTTATATAATTCATAAAAATGGTTTCTACCCATAGGTGTCCCAATAAACAATGCTTGGCCTTTTTGGTCAGCAAGTGCTGGTCTAAGGATCTGCTCCCAGACTTCAGACTTAATATCTGCATACTCATCTAAGACAAGAAACTTTAGTGAGACACCACGCATAGTTTCTGGTCTGTCTCCACCCTTTAATGAAATAGTGGAACCATTAATTAATTTAATCTGTAGATTGTTGATATGACTAGAAGCAATCACAGGATGCCCTAAATCCATTAGCGTATCCCACATAATGTCTCTAGCTTGCCCCTGAGTTGGAGCGACATAAAAAACAATAGATCGGTCTTTCTTTAAAGCATTAACGATTAGAAGCCATGCTGCTAAACGTGATTTACCTGTACGTCTTCCTGCTGCAACAATTTTAAAGCGTACAGGGTCATTCCAAACCTCTTGTTGCCATGGTAATAGCTTAATGTCTAATTCACTAGTCATTTAGTAAGTCCAAATAACTTTATGGTCTGATGTCCTAGTATCGACATGGACAAAGGTTTTAGCAATACCAATCCCTTTAAAACCTAATAGCATTGCTTGTTGGACAATCTTGTATCTTTTTACTCCATCAACAATATAAATATCGGCTGCACACCCTAGAGTATGTTGTCCTACTGTGGTTTTATTAATCTCAGCAGAGTGTTCTCTGTCCCTATAGCCTGATGTAATCTTAAAAGGGAAATCACAACTTTCCCTTAAAGAATCTAATAAATGAATAAACCCTTCCTGCATCTCATTGTTACCTGTTTCCGAACAAGTAAACTCATCTAGCTCAAAGTATTTAAACATTATCGGTATAAGTCCCTTCAATTATATTATCTTCTAAAGATAAAGAGTCTTCTACATTAGAATTCTCATTGACTCCTAACCCAGAAATAGTAATTGAAATGTTACTCCTACCCCCTGTTGTCTTATCTTTCTCAAAATAACTAATGGGTAACATTCTATCCATTAACAGTTTCCAGGCGGCTGCTTGATTCTTATGCTCGTTGTCTAAAGCAGCATCCATAATGGAGTCCAATACTTTTCTGGACTTAGGGGAGGATAACATCCTAGACTTGTATTCATTAATAATGGCAGTATCACCTTTAGGTCTGCCCCTTTGACCACGATTCCCTGCTTTCTTTAAAGACAAATCAGATTTTTTGGGTCTACCCCTTTTTTTCTTAGGTAAGTTTTCCATAGTAATTGTGGGCAGACCTTTAGATGCCCAAGACTTTTAGCACATCTTATTACTAAAATACAATACATTTTTAAAAAAGACTATGTAAGTAAGTACTAACTAACCCTATGTTAGTAAGCACTAACTAACACTAGAGTACCCTGTCCTTTTACTAAACTTATCTCTAAAGACTCCTTGTTATTCCCAGAATAAATAACAGATTGATAATTAATGTAATTAAACAAGACAAACAAGCACTACTTAGTAAAGACAACTATTCCTATTAAACCTATTTTTTCTAAAATTACTCTTTCTTGTGTCTGAGTAGCACCTACTAATATTACTAAGTATGCTAGGTGTCCCCCCGTCCATCAAATGACCCCACCCTAGTTAAACTAAAGGCTCTATCGCCCCAGTGAGTACTAACTAACATACCCAGGGAATACCACAGATTGACAATGTGAGTGCTTTAGTGGGTGCCATTAGCACTCTCTACACTCCCTAGAATATTTCCTCCAGTTCTTCCCAGACAATACCCAGATAAAAAAGAGGATT